CCCCATGTGTAAAAGCCTCCCCCAATAGCTCCAATTACTCCTAAGAGTGCCGCATAGGTACTAAGTTTTTCAATTATTTTCATTTCGTAATGCCTCCAATTCTAATTTTAATCTATTAGTTTTGTTTTGTGCTTCTAGTAGCTGTACCCTATGTACTTCTACTGGGTCATTTTGTGAATAACTAGCAAGAGTTATATCACTATAAATTTCTTTATCATAGACACCTAAATCTATTTGATTATTAAATAAATCTAATCCTTGGTCAGTATATATATCTTTTGATTTATAAAATTGTATTTTATTATAGGCATCTAGTGTATTATTCTTAAAAAATAAATCCTCTTTTGTTAAGTTTTGAGTTGTTTGTTTTGTTACTTTTGCTATTTGTTTAGCTATCTTTTTTAAATTCTGTTTTAATTTACTTTCTACTTCTGCAACATCTGTAGTAACCCTGTTGTCGGTGTCCACCTCTGTGTCTTCCGATTGTATATCTTCTTGCTCTCCACTGTCTTCTGTTGGTACCTCGGATTCTTCAGTTCCCTCGCTATTGGGTTCCTCTTCCGGTGATTCTTCTTGTGGCTCTGCTTCCTCTGTCGGTTCATTTTGGGCTACTTCCTTTTCTTCTATTTCCGATTCCGGCTCAGATGCAACTTCCATTGTTTCTTCTTCAGTTTCAACAGTCTCTGGTATGCTTTCCTCGTCAGTTGCGATTTCTTCCATCGGTTCCTCAAACTCTTCAAAAGATTCCTCAGTAAGTTCATCATTAAACTCCTCCTCGGTTATCTCTTCAAAAAATTCTTCTGCTGTTATGCCTTCGTCTTCTAGAAACTCCATGAACTCTTCTTCCATGCCTGTTTCTTCTAAAAATTCAGTAAAATCTTCCTCAAATTCTTCCGTAAATATTTCCTCCATTATTGCTGTTGGAGGTTCCATTGTATAATCCTCTTCAAAAAATACCTCTTCAATTATAGGCATTTCTTCAAAAGTTTCAAACTCTTCAAAGTCTTCAAACATTGGTGGCTGTTCAAAATCACCAATATCAAATTCGTCTATTTCAAATTCTTCAAAGTACATATCTTCTTCCATAGTGTACTCTTCTTCAAAATAGAAATCATCTTCTAATACATATTCATCTTCCCAAGTATATGTATCTTCAAATACTATATCATCATTATACCAATCAAAATCTTCTGGTAAATCCTCTATTATATCTACAATATCTTCATCAATATCATCTATAACATCTTGTGTTTCTTCATTAATAGGTGGTATATTTTGATACGTTATATTTAATGTAACATTATCTACATCTGGCCCACGATGAGAGCTATCATAAGTTGTACCTGCAGTCTCATTGTACATTTCTGCTCTAATTGTAAAATCTGTTTGTGTATTTGAGCCATGAGTATAAATATTTGTATAGTTTGTAAATTGACCACCATTTGTTGACCTGCTAGGGTCATGGTCATTTATATTTCTAACTTGTGTAGATACTGAACCATCAGAATCTGTAATAGTTTGTTTAAGAGTAAATGTGTTTTCAATACTGTTCCAAAACCATACATCTGCCGCCATGGTTGAGGTAAAGCCTTGATTCATTTGATGTTGTGTTAAATGACCATCATCAACTAAATCTACATCTTGATATACATTGTCTTCCTCATGACCTTCAAATGCTAATACACCACCACTATCATCCATGCCTGTTTGATATGGAAATCCCCATTCACCATGTGTGTGAATACCGTCGTCACCACCTGTTGACCAACCAGTTGTAGTTGTAGTATTGCCTGTTCCAAACGTAGAGTTTGTAAGTATGTTTCCTGTATTTATTGTTTCACCAAAAACTATTTTAGAAAATAGTATTAACGAACAAAGAAATAGTAAAAAATACCTCCAATTATACTTATATCTAAACAGATT